AGTGGATTCGGAACAATAGATACTGGCTCAAGCAATATAACAACAACTGGTGTTGGTGCTTTTGGATCACTTGATATATCTGGCAATGTAGATGTAGATGGAACTTTAGAAGCTGATGCAATAACAGTAGATAGCGTAGCGTTAGCCACATATATTAGAGATACAGTCGGAACGAATATGATCAGTAGTAATACTGAAAGTGGAATTACTGTTACCTACGATACAACGAATGATAATATAGATTTTGCAGTAGATGCTGCTCAAACTGGCATTACTTCCTTACTTGCTACTGATATAAAGATTGGCGAAGATGATCAGACAAAGATTGACTTTGAAACAGCAGACGAGATTCACTTCTACGCTGCTAACGCAGAACAAGTTTATGTAGCAGATGGCGTATTTGGCCCACAAACAGATAGCGATGTAGATCTCGGTTCAAATTCTGTCAGATGGAAAGATGCGTATGTTGATTCCGTAACAAGTACAGGTGCCATTTCTGGAACGACTGGAACATTTAGTGGTGTTGTTGATGCTGATGCGGGAGTAACTATTGATAACATTACCATAGATGGAACAGAAATTGATTTAAGTAGTGGAAATTTAACTATTGATGTAGCTGGATATACTGAGCTAAATAATGATGATAGTGGTATAGTTGTATTTTCTGACGCCTCTGTTCAATTTGGTGTAATAGAGCATGCCTCATCTGACTTTGTACTTAGGGCAGGTGTCCAAGACAAAGATTTAGTATTTAAGGGTAACGATGGTGGTTCTACAATAACAGCACTAACTCTTGATATATCTGATGCTGGCTATGCGACATTCAATAGTGGAATTACAGCTACAAGTGGCAACTTTTCAGGTCAGTTAGAATGTGGAGGGTCAGTAACAGGAGTTACTGCCGATAGTGGGGCAAATGACCTTGTAGTTGGAAACACATCAGGCGAAGCAGGAATCTCTATTATTTGTAATACAGATTCTGCTACATATATTGACTTTAGAGAAGAAGGTGAAGGCTCAGGTGTTAAAGGTAGAATCCTTTATGACCATCATGACGATAATAATAGAATGCAAATATGGGCAGGTGGTTCAGCGAAAATTGTTCTTGATTCAAATTCAAAGATAAGCCTTTCAAATAATGATAGTGGAACTTCAAATACTATCTTTGGAAAATCTGCTGGTGCAAGTTTAGATGCTGGTTCTAATTATAATACATTTATAGGTGAAGCTGTATCTGATGCTGCAATGAATGATGCTGTTAAAAATGTAGGGATTGGTTATGAAGCCCTTAGTGCTTTAACTACAGGAGATGAAAATACTATAATTGGGTACAACGCTGGGAATGACCTTACAACTGGTACTGGAAATGTTTTCTTAGGTCATCAATCAGGAGATAAAACGACAGATGTTGATAATGCTATAGTAATTGGTTCTGATGCTTGTGGTGCTGATTTGACTTCAGGAGCTGATGGAACTATTGCTATTGGCTATCAAGCTCTTACTTCTTTAACAACTGGAGGTGGTAATGTAGCTATAGGTCAACATGCTTTATCAACAGAAACTGATGCTAATAACTGCACAGCTATTGGATACCAAGCATTGCAACAGCAAGCCAATGGCACTACAGCGTCAGTTTTTAATACAGCAGTAGGATTTCAAGCTGGAAGATTAGGAACAACTCATATAAATAGTGTTTATATTGGATATTTAGCAGGTGGAGAAGCAACTATAACTGGTCAAAGTAATGTAGTAATTGGCTCTGAATCAGGTAAATCATTTACTTCAGCTAATGAAAATGTTGCCATTGGATTTCATTCTCAAAGACTTCATACAACTGGAGATTACAATACCACTCTTGGTGCTAAAACTATGCAAGACACCAATGCTCATAGTAATATTCAAGATTCATCACATAATACCTTTTTAGGATGGAATAGTGGTGGTGGTACTTGGTCAGGCTCAACAGCATCCAGTTATAATACAGGAGTTGGAAGTGAATCATTAGAAAATTCATTAGATGGGGCTAATTATAATGTAGCTGTAGGGTGGAGAGCTGGAGATGCGGTAGTTGATGGCGATAAAAATACATGTATAGGAGCTGAAACTGACCCAAGTGCAGGTGGAGCAATCAACCAAACAGTTATTGGATATGGAGCTCAGGGAACTGGAGATAACAAAGTAATTCTTGGAAATGGTGATGTTGAGGATATTATATGTGGTGATGAAAGGCAAGCCAGTGTTTTATGTAAGTACGTTCATGCTCAAAAAACAAGTACAGGTGGAGGTTCTTCAAGAATATCTAAGTTTTTTAATGATGGAAATGACGCTGATTATGGTGGAGTTACTATACAATGTGGAGCTGATGACCAATCAGGAACTACTGTATTTTTAGAGTGTGATGATGGCGATGGTCAAAACGCAGGAACATTAAGTAACGTCTCAGGTACTTTTCAATTAACAGATGCTTCAGATATAAGGCTGAAAGAAAATGTAGTTGATACTGCTATAAATGGGTTGGAAACAGTTAACGCTATGAAAGTTAGAGACTTTGATTGGAAAAAAAGTGGTATTGCTTGTAGTGCTGGGTTTATAGCAAATGAACTTGCTGAAGTGTTTGCACCTGCTGTTACTGGTCAACCAGATGCTATGAGAACATTGGAAGATGGTACAGAAGAAATAGCACCTATGACTGTTTCAAGAGAAAGACTTGTTCCAGTATTGATTAAAGCAGTTCAAGAATTATCAGCAGAGAATAATGACTTAAAGTCAAGAATTGAAGCGTTGGAAAATAAATGACGATTTGGTTCAAAGTTCATGTTGCTGTAAGCCTTCTTATTTTGATTGCAGATGCAAGAGGCACTCTTGAGCCTACTGTGAAGAAGATAGAACAGAAATTGGGAATCCCAGTTTATTATGCTCCAAGTGATTCTGTAGATCTTGAAATTAATGATCCGTATCCAATAGAGGATCTTCCTCAGCAAGATACGTTTAATAACCAGAGAAATAATAATGAGAGTAATTCCTGATTGGAAAGAAATTGGATCAGTAATGAAGTTTGTTTTAACAACTTTTTTCATAGGCTTTATGATATCATTGGTGGTTGTCGCTTGTGCTGATGAATATTACTTTGGCAAAACAAGAGAAGAATTGGCAAGAGAAATGTTTATCGTTGACAGTCTGATTATGGATATAAAATACCAAATGGATAGTACAAGCATAGATTTTGAAAGATTTTACATAAATTCTCAATTGGATACCCATGGCTACAAATAAACCGATAGGAGAGCAGTCAAGTTTGAATATCTCATTGCCTATGTTAATACAAGCTGTTGGTTTTATTTCTGCTATGGTCTGGGGATATGGCCAGTTAAATACGAGAATAAGTTTTTTAGAGCATCAAGCAAATATGAATGAACAATCTATAAAAGAAATGAAAGCTATGCAAAATTTGCCTATCCCAAGTGATGTCCGTCAAGATGAAAAGCTTCAAAGGATTGAGGATGAAATAATAAGGCTAAGAGATGGCAAAAGGGATTAGCGAAGATGCACAAATTCATATTAGCGTTGCATTCCTACTTAAAGCAATGGCAGCGGTTGCTATTGTTACTGGAAGTTGGTATCAAGCTCAGATGAAATTTGCAGAGCAAGAAAGAAGAATAAAAGATCTGGAAGAAAAAATTACTGTTTTAAATGCAAGCGTAGAGGGGATGGAAACGCAGCATATAAAAGATTTGGAAGAAACCAATAAAACCCTGATGCAAAGATTAGGGCTAAAAAAACCATAAGGAGTAAATAATGGCAAAACAAAAAGAAAAAGAAAACAAGCCAGTTCTAATCCTTGATGATAAAGAATATCAGATTGAGGATTTAGGAGATGATCAAAAGGTGATGGTTGCTCATATTAACGATTTAAATCGTAAAATTGATGGAGCAACTTTTAACCTTCAGCAATTACAATACGGCAGAACTGCCTTTGTGAATGCATTGAAAGCGGATCTTGAAAAAGATGGCTCAGAAAACGACAGCGAAGATCTAATTAAAGAGTGAAAATAAGTCAAAACAAAGTGGCCTGGTTAATTCTGGGCCACTTTAAAAAGAAGGTAATAAATGATTGAAACTTATGCTGAATATGGTGCCATAGGTGTTATTGTATTTTTATTTGTTATGATGATTATGAATTTAATTAAAAGCCAAAAGGCTCAAAATGAAGATTTAGATGAAATTCGCCAAGCCATTGCTAAGTCTGAAACAAAGATGGGTAATGTTGAGAGTATTGTTTTAAAGCTTGTTGATAGATGGAATCGTTCCGATGAAACAAGTCAACGCCATAGGGAGGATATTGTAAAAGAATTGAATGACGTAACAGATGATCTTGCTTACTTAAAAGGTCGCATAAATGGTAAGAATACATGAAGGTTGAAGATTATAGGAATGACATTAGAGATCTTTTAGTGAGAGTTGACACCAGGCAGGAAGAAATGCATCACAGGATAGGGCGAATTGAAAAGCATTTAGAAAAATTGAATGGAAAAGTTGCTGAACACGAAAACAAACTTACAAGCTTATGGAGTTATGGGGTTGCTTTTGTGTTTATTGCAAGTATTTGTATTAACTTAATAATGAGGAGTTTTTAAAATGGAAGCAGTTGATTTTATAGTAGCAAACTGGGAATGGTTTTTATTAGGATTCATGGTTTGTGAGAAATTAGTAAAACTATCACCGACTGATGCTGATGATATCTTGTTAGATGTTGTTTGGAATAGTCTTAAAAAAATGGTAGGGAAAGGAAGTTAAAATGTTAAAAAAGTTAGTCAGAAGCCTTGTTAAAAAACATGGCATGAAAGGGCTTTTAATTAAAATTGGAGACTGGGCGGTTAAAAGTTCTCCCAACAAAGATGACGATGCGGCTTGGGAAGAAGTGGTTAAGCCATTCATTGAAGATAATTTTTAATGATAAGTATTGACCAAATAAAATCGCTTATTCATAGAGTATGCTTTGAATTAGGCGATAAATATTGTTCTAAAGAAGCAACTCAGCTTATACTGGAAACAGGACTTGTGGAGTCAAATTACAAGTATTTAAGACAACTTGGAGATGGCCCAGCGAGAAGTTTTTGGCAAGTGGAACCAGCTACGGCAGTTGACAACCTTGCTCATTATTTAAAGCATAGAAAAACGCTGATGCATAAATGTGCAGATGCAAGCATGATAGACTTAAAGCATTGGCAAAACTTTTCTGAGCCTTTATGGTCTGATATCTTAGAAAAAAGTATTTCATCGGCTATTATCCATTGTCGCTTGAAATATTGGCGAGTGCCTAAACGGATGCCAAATAGTTTAGAAGGCAGAGCAGATTATTGGAAAACCTATTACAATAGTGCAGGTGGAGCTGGTACAAAAGAAAAATATATTGAAACTGTTAAGGGCATGCGAGATATTTTATGATCTTGAAAACTGCCATTGTAATCCCTGACCAACATTTTCCTTTGCACGACCAATCGGCAGTTAATTGTGCATTAGAAATAATTAAGATTGCAAAGCCAGATCTGTTTATTAATCTTGGAGATGTTGGGGAATGGGAATCAGTAAGTGCCTGGAGGTGGCGAGATAAAAAGCAGCCACCCCTGGAATATCAGTTGCCAATTATAGATGAAGAAATTGAAGCAGTAAATGATGGGATTGACCAATTTGATACAGTATTAGATAAAGTTGGTGTTCAAGAAAGGCATATTTGCGAAGGCAATCATGATTATTGGCTGAATAATTTTGTTACCAAATACCCTTATTTAAAAGGGTATAAATTTAAGAACGCTTGCCATTGGGATAAAAGAGGGTACAAGTTCCACTCAATGAATAAGCCTCTGAGGATTGGGAAACTATCTTTTATTCATGGAGCTTACGCAACTCTAAATCATGCTAAAAAACACGCTGAAATATACGGGAATTTAGTTTATGGGCATACTCACGATGTAACTTCTTATGCTATTGGGAGATTGGATGGGACTGTAAAAGCTTGGAGCCTGGGAAATCTTAAAGACATGAGAGCAGAAAAGAATGAATGGTTAAAAGGGAGAATCCATAATTGGCAACATGCAGTTGGGCATATCACTTGGTTCAAAGATGGGAATTTTAGAGTTGAAGTGATTGACATAGTAAAAGGCAAAACTGCTTTTAGAGGAGAGGAAATACATGGTTAAATTTTTAGATTTAAATGAAATTCAAGAAATGACTGAATCTGACAATTACGCAGATAATTTAAACAGGATTAGAGAATTGTCAAAACAAGTAAAGGTTTTAGACCTTTTAGATCCTTCAAGCAAAGTTGTTAATATACTTACTGAAATTGTAGAAAGAGGCAGACATATTCCTGAATTAGAAATGGTAGAAAGAAAAGTTATGAATATAGATAATTGTGAGGCAGAGGCATGAGTACATATTTAGAAGCAATTTGCACGCAAGAAGATATGCAAGCAATGTTGCCATCGCTTGGCGAATATAATAGAAATACAGTATTAACTACTTGGGCGATACATTCTGGAAATGTTTATAAATCGGCAAGTTCAGGCAGGGTTGATGTTTTATACCGAGATGGAAATGAATTGACATCAGTTTCTGATTTAGCGTCAGTTGATTCTGATGGGGAATATTATTATGACAGTTCTGCTGATGTAGTTTATCTTTATAGTTCTGCAAACCCTTCTACAAATCATACTGTTGAAGCTGGAAAAGATTTTACTGATACTGTAACCGAAGCGAGAAACAGGGCGTCTGAACTGGTTAGATCTATTGTAGCAAAGCCAATTTATAAAAGAAAAGGAGTTGGGTATCAAGGAGAAAGCACAAGAAATTATGATGAAGTTCTAATTTTAAGTGCAGCGGCAATCGCAGTTGCTTTAATGGTGAGGCCTTTTGACGTAGATATGGCAAATGAAATTGAAGAAAAATATAATAATGAAGGAGATCCGCCTGGAATATTACAGCTTGTTAGAGATGGTTTTATAAAACTACATCACGAGTTCTCTGCAGATCGCAGCCAAGGGCTTATTATACCAGTTAGCGTAAATTCCTCCACCACAGGATCTATTGTGGATGTTTCTGGGTCTCCTTCAAGAACTGATATGCTAAGAATCCAGATAACAACTGGGGGAACTTTAACTTACGGAACAGCATCTTCAATTAAATATAAAGTTATGGCATCTGACGATACAGGAGTTCAAACAACTGCAATCGTAGAAGGTGAAACGCTTACAGGCAATTATGATACTTTAGGAATGGGATTGAGGTTTAAAGGAAGTCAAGGAGTTTATACAACCAATGACTATTGGTTTATTGACGCTGTAGCTGGTATCCCAGAAACGCAAAACCCAATTAGAACTTCAAAGGCTCGGAGATATTAATGGCGATAACTTTTAAGCCGAACCATAGAAGAATGCTGGATGCTCTGACTGATATTATTTCATCAGAGTTTGTAGGAACGCCTATTTATTACGAAGATCCTGAGAGGTTTAAATCAAGATCTGCCCAGTTTTTTAGTTTAATTCCTGGGGATAGTTCTATGTTACAAGCTTATTCAGGCGGTTCTTTAAGGGAATATCAAGTGTTCATTCGTTATTATTTAAGAAAACCAAGGTTGGACAATTATAGAACTAATGTTTTTGATTTTATGGCAGATCGTGGCGAAAGATTAATCAGACTGCTTAATAATAATACAAAATATGAAGATTCAATTAACAGTTTTTCTGAAATAGATTTCAATTTTAATGTTTTAGCAGATGTATTTAGTTCAATAGTAACATACAGATGGCATAATGGGAGAATAGATAGTATTGATTATGATCCTTCAAGGTCGGATAGAGAGAATAAAAGAGATTTACAAATTTTTGAAGCAGATTTTATATGTAATGTAATGGAGCTAACATAATGAAAGTAAAAGCAGGCCCACTTTTCAATAGAATTACGAAGGCACAAGATTACCATCGTATCGGTAAAGAGAATTGGGAAAAAATAAAAAAAGGTCAATCAGTAGATTTTGAAGCACCAAGTGAATTGGTTGATAAAGGCTATCTGGTTACAGAAAATAAACAAGAAAAGAAAGGGGATAAATAATGGCAATAGCAGGTCAACTTTATTCTGGTAGCAAATACCAAGTCTTGTTAGGTCGTCAGACGGCTGCATCCTCTGCTGTGAATATGGGAACAGCTGGTTCCACAAATAGTGAGTTCGTTGAACTTGATATGGCATCAGTTTCTGATATTGATTTCACAGGTGGTTTGGTTACTGATAGAACACTAAGAACAGGACAACAAGTCAAAAAGGGAACTGACCATTGGGTAAGTGAAAAAGGTTCAACCAAATCTTTTAACTTTGAATGGGTAGTTTCTCATAAAGAAGGGTTGCAAATACTTCTGCAATTAATTTCAGAAGATACATCAAGCCCTTATGCGGTCGCAGGAAATCATGAGCCACCTATTTACAACCATGGTGCGTCAACTGGTCAACTGGCAACTGTTATTTTAAAGAACTTAGATGCAAACGCTGCGGCAACACAATACAGGGTTATGCATAGTGCGGCTTTAACAAATTTAAGCCTCTCAATGGATGCAACTAATAATGGCGGAAGGCTAATTGCAAGTGGCACATTTGTTACTGGCTATTTAGTATCAACTGCTGCATCAAGCGTAACTAACTCTGGAACGCAAACGCCTTTTGTAAAAACAATCCACGATTGTACAACAAAAACAGTCAACGCTGCAGAAGTAGTTGTTAAAGCTTTTAACATGGATATTGGGTATCCTATGCAAAGAGTTGGTTATCAAGGTTCTGATGGTGAGCCAGAAATGTATTCAAGATCAGGTGAAATAACTTGCTCAGGATCAATTACAGTTCTTTATGATACAAACTCAGATGGATTTTTAGCAGAGATGTTAACCAACCCAGCAGCTGGAAGTGCGGCAGGTGAATCGCCAATCATTCTTTCAGATAATGCAACAGTTGGTAGTGGCAATTTTGCGTTTGAAGTATTGCAAGCAGTCTTTACTGGACATAACCTTTCTATTGAAGGGGCTGAAGAAGGTATGATGCTTGAACTTCCTTACGAAGGAACTGCAATCGCAGCTGAAAATCTATTTCGTGTAGATATTGACTAAACAAAAAGGAGAAAAGAGAGATGAAAGTAAAAGCACTTGGCAAAGAATACCAAGTAAAAGACATCACTTATAAAGAACGCAGGGATTTGCACCGATTAAACGCAAAAGCGTTTTGGGATGGCAAAGTTAACCCTGATAATTATTATGATGTTTTAGAAAAAGTTGCAGAAATTTCTGGCTTGGGTGAAGATGATTTTAAAGGTCTTTCCATGACAGAAATAGATCAAATTTTGCAAGAAGTTTTTACTCAATATATGGGGTTAGAAAAAAACGCAGATGGGGATTGAGTTTCTTTGTCTGGGCAACTTATTATAACCTTGACCCAATTGAAAGGTTTGAGGAATTACCATATAATGCTCAGTCCCCTGTTTCGCTAAAGTATAAGGAATTTAAAAATGAGGCGAATATTTGGGAAGAAGTTGAAGCTATTGCTGAACTTGCTAATACTTCAAAAACAAGAACTATGGGCCAATTATTGTACGATCTTGTTCCATTGTTCGCCTCTCCTTCTTTTTTTAATAAAGATTGGATGATAGATATTATGAACGAATACCATTGGGTTCAGAACTGGAATATTTCTCCAGGGGTTTTAGATGATATTTCTGCGTTCCGACTTGATTGTTGGACAATTATAGAAAATGAATTAAATCAAATAAAAAAGCACGAAAGTAAAAAGAATGGCCAATCGTAGAATATTTGATATTATCTTTAAGACTAAAGGTCTTGATACAGCTAAAAAGCAATCGCAAGATCTTGACAGTTCTTTTAATAAATTAGCAACAACTGCAAAAGCTGCTGCAGTCAGCTTTGCTTCTTTTCAAACTGCATTAAAAGGTGTAGAGTTTGCCAAACTTGCTGCAACTTCTGAGAATGTAAGAAAGTCTTTCGGCAATCTTGCTAAAGAACCTGATAAAATGCTCCAGGCTATGAAAACAGCAACGGCAGGTACAATTTCAGAAATGGAATTGATGCAAAAATTCAATGAAGGTGCTTTGCTTGGCTTACCCTTAGATCGTTTTGATGAAATGCTTACAATCGCCAGGGGTGCGGCTCAAGCAACTGGGCAATCTATGGATCTCATGTTAAGTTCAGTTGTTACTGGATTAGGTAGGCAGTCAAAATTAATGCTTGATAATTTAGGTATTTTAATTGACGTAGGAACAGCTAATGAAAATTATGCAAAATCTATAGGTAAAACTGCTGCCCAATTAACAGACCAAGAAAAGAAACAAGCGTTTGTAAATGAAGCTTTAAATGCAGGTGCAGAAAACCTTGAAAAGCTTGGAGGGGTTTCAGAAACAAGCGTTGACAAGTTTGGGCAATTAAACGCTTCTTTTGAAGATTTAAAAGTGAGAGTTGGGGATGAGTTGCTTCCTGTAGTTATAAAAATTACAGAAGGCTTGACAAAATTTACTAATGAATTTAATGTAAAAAGATTAGAAGATTATGCGGTTGGAGTTGGAACTGTTACTGCTGCTTTAGGTCTTTATACAGTCGCCCAACAAGGTGCAAACGCAGCTGCTGCAACTTTTAAAAAAGCTTTGCCAGTAGCTATATTCACAACTTTAGTTGCAAGCGTAGCTGAACTGAATAAAAGATTCAGAGAATTTAAACAAGAAATTGATGCGGCTGAAGATTGGCAGGGAAAAGCTTTTAAAGTAGATGAGTTGGGTCAATTTAGAGATGAGGTTGCAAAATTATCTGTAACTGAACTTGCTTTGCTTGAACAGCAATTAGGCTTAAACCAAACTGCTGGTCAAAATTTTATAATTCTCACAAAAGAAATGGCTGAAAAGCAAGAAATAATAAATGCAAGAAAAACAGAATTGCTTAAAATAAACCAAGACACTATTACTTGGGCAGGAGAACTTGAAGGTTTTACTCAATTAGAGTTAAAAGGAATGTCAGATAAAATTGATCTCCTTACACCCCTTGAAGAAAAATATAAAGAGCATGTAGAAAGCCAAAAGCAACTTGTTCAACAAAAAGAGCAAGAAGAAATGTTTAATGCAAGATTAATTGATCAATACCCAGAACTTGCTGAAAAACTTGGATTAATGAATACCGAAGTAGAGGCTCAAAAAACAGCCTGGGAAGGTGCAAAAGATGCCGTAGGAATTATGAATGATTCTGTAATTAGTTTGGGTGCAGCAGGGATTAAAACAGGGAAGATCGGTAAAAGGGTTGCACAAGCACAAGCCTTGGTTGACACTTACGCAGCTGCAAATGCTGCATACAGAGCAGCGTTGGCTTTACCCCCACCGATGGGATTATTTCTTGCACCAGTTGCTGCGGCAGCAGCTATTGCGGCAGGTCTGGAAAATGTAAAGCAAATTGAAAAGGCTCAACATGGAATGGATAGAATGGTTAATGAGCCAACTTTGGTATTAACAGGTGAAGCTGGGCCAGAGCGTGTTCAAGTTACGCCATCAGGCAGGGCTTCTTCTCAAACTTCTTCAGGTGTAACAATTAATTTTCTTGGGCCAGTTACAAATAAAGATTTTGTTCGTGATACAATTATTCCAGAAATAAGAAAAGTTACAAAATTGGGATTAGCATAAATGGCATTAAGTCAAGGTTCTTGGTCGCCAACCTCAGGAATGAGGGAAAATTGGCTTGTCCAAATAGATGATTCATCAGGATCTAATACAAAATATTATTCTTTTTTTGACCAAACTGTAAATAGCGTTGCATATAGCGGAAGAATTTTAAACACTCCATCAATTAGAGAATCAATAGACATTTTCAAATCAACATCTTCTGTTTCAAATCTAACTTTAGAAATTGACAATTCAGATGAAACAACTGACACTTTATTATTTGGTTCTAATACTTACTTAAACAGGGATGTGAGAGTGTATTCTTGCTTAGAATCAGGTACAGTTGCAAATTTTAACAATATTCCTTTAATCTATACTGGCAGATTAGAATCAATGACGCATAATGAAAGTTCAGTTTCTTTAAGTATTGTTGCTAAAATGCCATGGGAAAATGTTACAATTCCAAATACCTATTCCAATGAAAAAGTATTGGCACCAATAGCTTATGGCGATTTTACAGGAAATGATAGTTTAATTCCAGGTTCAGGAACTGATAATTGGAGGCCTGCCCCTTTTACAAAAGCTGACGCATCAAATGCTTTCTTTGTTCCAGGCACTATTGCTGACGGAACTTTGGATTCTAAAACTTCGCAATATGTTCCAACAAGAGATGGTTTTGTTCCTTTTGAAACTCAATCTTCAGGCACATCAACAATAGGAAGCGTTGAAACAATTACAGTTGGGGTAAATGGCAAATATAAATATTATACAGTTCCAACAGCTGACACTCAATCTTCTACGGCAACAGGAATAACTGAAACAAATGTCAGCAACGCTTATGATAGCAATACAAGCACCTTTGCAACTTTTGCTTATAGTGAAACAATTTCAACAGGGCAAGATCGTTACCATGTTCAAAGATTTACAATTCCAGAAACCGAAGAAGGAACTGAAATTGTTTTAACTTATAGAATTGCCAGCTACTCAAAAGCTACTGACGTTGAAACTTTAGAATGCACCCCAACGCTTGAGGCTGGTATTGATAATATTACAGGAACTGCACATACTGCGAACACAGGTTCTGACCAAACTTTAACTTTAGTAACAACAACTGACCATACAACTGTTGATCTAAAAATTAGATACCAAACAGAAGAAGCTGAAGATACTTCTGGAGGTGCAGCTGCAGTAAATTTAAATGTATATGAACTTTCAGTTTCTAATATTAAAAATGACGAAAAGCTAAAGCAAGTATATGTAGCCCAAGATGGGTATCCTTCAAACAGCTCTTGGAGTGGCAATTCAAATGTCTTAACAGAATTGCACGAATTTCACAGAGATATTTGCCACAGATTTTTAGGCTTAACTGCAACACCAGATGGCTGGTCAGATTTAGATTCTGCAAAAGCTTGGCAGGGTAGGCTATGGGAAAATAAAGCAAAACCAGTTAAAAGAATTTTAGACAAACTTGCTTTTGAAGGTGGCTTTTGCTATACCTTTTCAGCCGCAGGAACTTTGAAATATATTTTTGCTAAAGATTCATATTCATCAGCCAATCATACTTTAGATAAAAACGACTTAACAAATGTTGAAGTTTCGCATACCCCAATTTCAAATATGGTTATGGATATGACTGTCAATTATAATAAGCATCCAGCCAAAAATGAATACAGGTCGCAAGTAACTGATAATGATTCAACTTTAAGAACGAATTACAATATTGCGGCAGGAGAACAAAAGCATACATTTAATTTAGATTATTTAACAACAGGTCAAGGTTCAGATTTAGATTGTAGTGGAAGCGATCCGAATGATGGATTTATGGATTATTACGGAAGTTTGCGAGTTTCTCCCAGAATAATAGTAAAAGCAAGAATTGTAAACCCAGCAAAATTTACAATGGAATTAGGTGATATTTGCACCTTTTCAAGTATGCCAACAGCAAAAGCTTTTAACAAGTCTTGGACTGATAATGCTACAAAATATTACATGATTACATCTATAACAAGAGCATCAGGGCAACTTGATTGCGAATTTATTAACATAACCCCAGGAGAACAATAATGGCAATTACAACTGCAGCATTTGACGATGGAAGTGATGGGGCGAGTAAAGCAACCTACACTCCAGGAAGAAACCCCAACATTGGTGTTGGCTACGGAACTGATTATGCAGGGATTGTAGAAAACCAGGCCGTTGGTGGTGAGGTTTATACAGTAGAAAGATTTGGGAAAAGAAGATCTTGGTCAATGAATTATACTTTTTTAAATAGTACAGACCAGGCAAAATTACAAGCATTAATAGATTACGCAGATGGAAAAAAGACTTTTTTTTATTTTAGTGAAGATAACTTTGGCACGACTGGCATCAAAGTTAGGTTTAATCAAGATACTTTCAGTTTTGAGGAAGTGGCACAAGGAGCAACAAGCATTACGCTGAATATTATTGAGCAATTATAAGTTTCTCTCCTCCTCTCTCCTCCAACCCCTGGCGATAGCATCAAAGGGGGTATTTTTTAAATTTTTAGCTTTAAAATACCCTTTAAACCTTGTTTTGTTAATTTTTCGTATAAAACCTTTAATACATAAGAAAACGCTGTATGAGGCTAATTAGGGCTTTATTTGATAAAATCGCCATTTTTTACGTTTTTTTAAAAAAAAGCCTTGTTTAATCATTATTTCTTTATACATTTGGGTATGATGATTAACAAAAATAACGTTCTTAAGGAGGACAAAATGAAATTAACTAAACTTGAAATGGATTTTTTAAATCAAATTCTTAAAAGCGAATACCTTGAATGGATTAGTGAGAAGGGTTTTTTGGGCGACTGGGTTTGTGAGCCATTCTATAATATGAAAACCACAAGAGGTGTAATTTCTTCTTTATTAAAAAAAGGTGTAGTTGACAACGGAGGAAATCAAAAAGGCTTTCATGGTGAAGAAATGATTTGGGTTTCAATTAACCCTAAATATGTTGATGTTAATAATTATAAACTAAAAGGGGTGGCTTAAAGCCACCTCGTCTTTAGGAGGACACAAATAATGAAATCAGATAATTTAAATAATTATAAAGAAGTTGAAAGATGGATTGTTCACTACGAAGAAGTTGGCTATCACGATATTTTTGAAGCAGAATGTGAAAGAGATGCAGTTTTGCAAGCCTCTTTAGAATATAATATTATAGGTGTTTGGTATTACGACACTATATTGAAGGAGGACAAATAATATGTTTGAAGTTGAAATAAAAATTCCGATGTATGTTAAAAAAACGATTTACGTTGATGATGCTACAAGCAAAACAGATGCCAGAAAAAAAGCAAGAAAGCATTTAATGGGTAATGTTGTTATGTATGACGAAAGTGGCGATGGTGATGATTATCATTATGACGTAAGAAAAGCTACTATTTTAGAAGTTAAGGAGAGTAAATAATGTATCAAAGAATAAATCGCTATTTAGCAAAAAACAATGTTATTGATTTGCCATTTGAAATTAGTGGCGACAATAAAGAAATAAAAATGCTGTTCAGTAATTGGGATGATTATTACAAAGTCAGATCTTTGATGGATAAAGAAAATGTAGCAACGGAAGGTTTGTACATAAATTGCCAATGTTATTGGTCTATTGACCATCTTGCCGATGTTATAGAATTGAAAGTGCAGGTGTAATAATGGAAAATGAAAATTACAATGGCTGGACTAATTGGGAAACTTGGAATTTCAAACTCTGGTTAGATAATAGCGAAGATTCATACAAAGCAGTTATGTATATTGCTGAAGAATTGTACGGAAGGGATAATGATAAAAATGATTTGGCCAAAGAATTAGAATCTTTAGCAAATGAACTATGTGAAGAAACGCTTAGATTTGAAACAGGGTTTTTTGCTGATATTTGCAATTCAGCAATTAAAGAAGTTAATTTCCATCAAATAGCAGAAGCATATTTGGAAGAAGTGTAATGAATATTTTAAAAAGTGATTGCTGCAATTCTTTGCTTGTAAATGAATATAATGCAAATACAAGATCTTATTTTGGAGATAATATTTGTTTTAATTGCAAAAAATTAGTTGTAAAAACTGATAGTGATTTTGAAAGTGCCAAATTAAATTTAGATACACTTGTTACAAAACTAATAAACAAAAGGAGGAGATCTAATGATTAATGGATTTCACATACTGTATTTTGCTCTTGGCTTTTTTGCCAGCATATATATACTCGGGAAAATTCGGCTTTTAAAAGAAGAAGCAAGGTTTTGGAAAGAAAATTGTTTCATAGCCGCAGAGAGATACAATAATTTGCTTGTTGAGAAATCTATGGGCATGGCCTTAGATAAGGCTTTTAAAAAAGATAGTTTGAAAGTAAATTGAAATATGGTGGGAGGACAAATAAACAATTTTCGTGGGGTATCGTTTCAAATGCAACGTCAGTTGCTTTGTCCTCCTAATCATCTAATGATGCCCCACATAATTTTTGGAGGACAATATGGAATTAATTGAAAATAAAAAATTGATTCATAATGCAAATGGTGTTACAATCATAATCCCCAGGCCTGAAAATATGACAGTTGACAGGTTCTTAACTTTGGCCGCAAGGTTGGAGAAGATCGTTGAGCAATTGGGAGGAAATTTGCATGTCAGAAATGAATAGTTTATACCAGGCGGATCTGGTTTTTGACAGCCTCGATGGAGAAATGGGAGGGGTAGAAATTAAGGCTTTTAATTTTATGGAATTAATTAAAGAGATTGAAAAGGTGCAAAATACACACATAAAAGTTGAGGTTTGGTCAGCTTTATTTATTTACGGAAATGAAACCAGCCAAATAAAAATGAAAGTAATTGAAACTTTAAAGAGTAGAGAAAAAAGGAGGTAGAATGGACAACAAACAACTTGCTGAAAAATACGAATTGGAAACTGACGATTTTTGGAAGCATAAACAATCAGGGAAATGGATTATAAGCCATAAAGCGGTTATGAAAATTGCAGAAATAGAGGGGGTTGTATTCCATAAGCCTGAGATTACAAGAGAAGGGATGACTTCCGTTGTTCTTTATGGTGAGGCAACTTTAAATGAAAGAACCATTTGGAGTTTTGGAGAAGCTATGCCAGAGAATTGTAGAATGCCTTATTTTTGGGCAATGGCTGAAAAGAGGCTAAAAGATCGGTTGACCTTAACTTTGATTGATGTTTATGGCGATATCTATTCAGAAATTGAGGCTGATGAATTTGCTGCTCAACACCCAGAGGCAGGATTAAAAAGCCATGGCGAATATGGGCCGCCAACTGAAAAGCAGAGAAAATATTGCACTTCATTAATTGAAGAAAAAATCTCAGATGACGATGAGAACAAGAGCATGTGGTATGCGGAAATGGACAAAGTGCAAGACACCTGGGAAATGTCAATTTTAATTGATAGGATTAAAAAAATTGGACAATAATTCAAAGCCTCAAACATATAGGCAATCCTTGAATTCAATTATTAGGGTTTACAAAAGGTTGCTGAAAAGCGGCAAGATTGACTACTATGGGCCTGGGTTTAAGAGGATGATTGAGCTGGAGATTAAACTGAAAGAATAATGCCTTACCCAATGACACCTCGGAATTATAACAGCCCTGGAATAGAAGTAGGTTCTGAAACAGGGATTGAGCAAAAAAATTCGCCATTACAGGCTGATGAAAAAGTTGATAAATCGGTTGGCAAACAGATTGAAAAAATTTTTATTAACCTGTGGGATATTTTAAAAATATTGGTAAAATGGCGATAAAACGTACAAAATGGGATGCGGTGTTCTCCGATTATATTCGTTACCGTGATAATTGGACTTGCCAAAGATGCGGCAAGGAATACCCTGAAAAAAGCCAGGGTTTGCATTGCTCCCATTTTTACGGAAGAAGATCTTGGGCAACAAGAATAGAACCAGCAAATGCTATGGCTTTATGCTTTGGTTGCCATCAGCATGTAAGTTCTTTTCCTAAAGACCATGTTGACTTGTGGGAATCAAGATTTACAAAAGAAGAAACTGAACATGTAAATCAATTGCATATAGATTTTAATATTAAAAAAAGAGACGTAGCAACTGAGGAAAGATACAAGTTGCTAAAATTAATGTTAATGAAATATAAAGGAGGATTAAAATGAAAAAAGAAATTGCTATTCAATTATCGCACAAGGCTGATGATATTGCTGAGTATTTTAGTGATACAAGTCGTGAATTCAACTTTAATAACGAAACCTTTAACGTGGTAAAAATAGAGCCTTTAAGCGAATCCACAGCAACAATATTGTTTAGAAAATCAACTGGCAAATTTGCGATGTGTTTTTGTTATTATATAAAAATGAATGGGGGAACCTGGCAATATTTTTTCCCAACTTACGATCATTGTATTGGTATGGAATCAGTTAAGTGTTTGTTGGGGGCGGTTGAAAAATCAAATTTTGATAAGAATTTTGAATAAAGGGCTAAAAAAATTGTTAGAAATTTATTAATTTACAACTGACTTTTAATGGCTTTGCGGAGGATTAATGGCAAAAAGGTTTACTGAAACAGGAAAATGGAAGAAAAAATGGATTAGACAATTAGATCCTAAATACAAATTATTTTGGTTTTATTTATTAGACAATTGTGACCACGCTGGGGTTTTTGATGCAGATATTGAATCTGCATCTTTTCATATAGGGTTAGAATATACAGAAGAAGAAGTTTTAGAAGTTTTCAGCCGCAAGATCGTACCTTTCAAAACTGACAAATGGTTTATCCCTAAATTTGTTGAATATCAATATGGTGAATTAAATGAAAACAATCGTGCACATTTATCTGTTATTAATATTCTGAATAAATATAAGCTATTAGGGGCTAACAAGCCCCATAAAAGCCCCTTGGAAGCGAATAAAGTAAAAGATAAAGAACAGGTTAAAGTAAAAGCCAAAGCGAAGGGTAAGGGCGACCAATTAGAAGAAATAAAAAACAACTTAGAGGAACTCCAGGCTCAGTTCCCAGATGTAAATGTAAAATTTGAATATGATAAATTTGTAGATTATTTGGCGGCAAATGGCAAGACTTATAAAAATTACAACGCAGGATTTAAAAATTGGCTCAGGAATGACAGTTTTGGCAAAGCCAAATTAGATCCAAAAAAAGTAGATAGAATGGTTGATGTTATATGTACAGAATGTAATCATTCTTTCAGAAGGAAATCTGGGCTTTTGAATAATTCAAGATGCCCAAAGTGCAATGAGCATGGGGTTGTTGATGCAATTACTTATAACCTTATGAAAAGGCCAAGCAATGGCTCATAGGCACGACCATTTAACCTATTTAGAATTAATTTATTATGGTTTGGAATATACAAATGGAATAAGATATAGCAATTATAATAGAAGTGCTGAAAGAAACGCAGATAAAATAATAAGAATATGCCCTAAATGTGACAGGGTTTATGAGATTTATTGCGTAGGCCATAAAAAATACAATCAATATAATTATAAAGATTTCCCAAAATATGGAAAAGAAAAAGAAAAATGTGCAGAATGCAGGAGAGTGGACGGAGAGAAAGTATTCTTTACTTGGGATCGTGGGAGCCGCACAAGCATACCTCTCAGTAGATTTTGTTCTGGATATAAAGAGAGAGATGTTCGGAACAAAAAGAAAGTTGAATGATTTAGACGTTTGGGAATTGAACCAATTAATATCAGAACTAAGGAGGCATTATGCCAGAAGAAAAAAATTACATAAACGGAATGATAATAAAAGAAAAGGTGTTTGACAATGGGGGAAAACAATTAAAAGTATGGATTAGGGTTGATGACCTTATTGAACAAATAAAAGATATTGAGCAGGATGGTTCGGCAAACTTAATTATAACAAGAAGAAAAGAACCATCAGAAACAGGTGTAACCCATTACGCATACGAAGATCCTTGGAAGCCAAGTCAAAGTCCAGACGCACAGGTGATTATTAATCAGCAAGGCTCAGGGTTTGACCAAGATCTAAAAAGTGAAGATGACGAATTGCCATTTTAATGGGTGAGCAAGAAGCATTATTTGATCTCATTCCAGATGAGAACACTGGGGAAATAGAGCAAACTGAAATAGAATACATTTTTTTTGCTTTTGCAGACAATAAGAAAAAAGAATTGATTATTCTTTTAGAAAGCATATTGTTGCAAACAGATCTTGATAATTATTCAGACCTGATATTCAAAATTGTAAAGGAAAAGCATGAAGAGATTAACAGCTAAATACCATTTAACCCATGAAGAAACTAAAAAATTAGAAAGAACTTTTGTAGATTCAAACCATTATGACGAAGTTATTGATTATGATTGTGATGTTTATACAGAAAGTGGCCAACCTTTGTTATTTTTTAGAAAAAATTATATTGATTATGAGGTAATTAAAAAGGCATACAAATCATTGGAAAAAGCAGCGGCAGTGACAAATAATCGTGGTGCTGCAAGCGGTGGGGAATTAAGGGTTGGCATTTTAAAGTCAGGTAAAAAAAGCAAAATGAATTATATTTATGATCAAGAAACAAATAAAAAGCTAAATATACAAAGCGGCATTGTTGGTTACTTTGATCGTGCTGCACATTATGATTTTTGCAGAACAACAAAGTTTACAAAAGAAAATTTAAAAGAATTTCAAAAAGCCATTCCATTGATAAAAGCGGTTGACAAAGGGTTTCAAGATCTTGTTCCAGAGAGATACAGGAAACAAAAAGGAATGGCAAAAGGTACGCACCCAAACTTTGTTATAGAGGATACTGCCTTCACAACAGTGACAGTCAATAAGGACTGGAGAACAGCAGTACATACTGATGACGGTGATTATTCTGAAGGGTTTGGGAATTTAGTTGCATATTGTAAAGACATAGAGCCAGTTTTATTTGTTTTGCCAAGATTTAGAATTGCTGTAGATCTAAGAACTTGCGATTTGTTATTGGCCGATGTTCATCAATATCATGGCAATACAGAAATAATAAAGAAAACTGAGGATTCGGTCAGATTGTCTTTTGTAATGTATTATAGGGAAAATATGTGGAAATGCGGAAGCCCTTCAGAAGAATTGAAAAGACATCAACTGAACCAAAGGCGAGTTGCTCAAGAATTTGCAGGAATTAATTAAAAAAGAGTTAAAGATTGGAAGTTTCGTCATACCGAAAATACCAGGTGTTTTATTTAAAAACGAACCTTGCTATGTTGTTATAGGAATTGAAAAAGAAATGATTACAATAGAACAAATAATTGGTTGTTATCGCCATGAATTAACATTGCATAAAAGCAAATTGGAGGTTTTGTGAATTATCAAATAGCTATTCCATCATATAAAAGAGAAAAAACGATCAAAGAAAAAACACTCCCCCTTTTGGAAAAACACAATATTGATCCTAAAAAAATTAAAATCTTTGTTGCAAGCCAAATTGAAAAATTAAAATACAAAGAATCTCTAAAGAATACCCCTTATGAAAACAACATAGTACAGGGAGTTCCAACAATCGGTATGCAGAGAAATTTTATTGAAAACTATTACCCTGAAGGAGAAAAGCTGGTAATGTTTGACGATGACATTGATGGGGTATTTGTTAAAAATCAAGATGATTTAGATCCAATTCAAGATCTTGAAAATAATTTTATTATAAAAGGCTTTGAATTGTGCCTTGAAAAAAAGTCGAACATATTTGGGCTTTATGCAGCTGCAAATGCTTATTTTATGAAACATAGAATTTATGAAAAGTTATGTTATATCCCAGGTGGGGTATTTGGAATCATAGTTGAACACGATCCGTTTTTACATAGAATTACGAACCATGGGGAGGATTACGAATACAGCATAAGACAATATATTAAAAATGGCATTTTAATAAGGTTTGACGACATAACAATTAAGTCTAAATTTTTCAGAGAAGAAGGTGGGTTACAAACCATAAGAACGAAAGAGTATATTTACAAATCAATAAAAAAAATACAAGACACGTTTCCAGAATATTGTAAAATGTATATTAGAAAATCATCTGGAAATGCAGAATTAAGATTGCGAGACAATTCTGGCAATAAAAAACAGGAGGCCTTATTCTAATGAATAAAATTTTTAAAAATTTAAAACTAAGAAAAGACACCCTGGATGAATATATATGCAAAGAAATAATACGAAGCTATGGACATATAGATTATAGCAATAAAATAGTGATGGATATTGGCGGCTGTTTTGGTGCTTTTACATATTATGCCTTGTACCAAGGTGCGAAACATGTTTATAGCTATGAGCCAATTCTTGAGAATTATCAACTATTATCTGAGAACACTCGCAATTATTCTAATGTAGATTGCTATCAGTTGGCCTTATCTTTTGAAAACAAAGATTCTATAAATTTTTATCCAGGCAATGGGGCAAATAAAGGAATAGGGAGTTCCGTGAAACGCAGAGGAAGAAAAAAGATAAAAGTTCCTTCCGCTAATTTTAAAAAAGAATTGCATAGAATTAAGCCAGACGTAATTAAAATGGATATTGAAGGAGGGGAATATGATCTTATCACCAAAGATCTTCCCAAATTTGTAAAGGAATTTGTTATGGAAGTGCATTTGAATAGAAAGGCTTGGAGGAATGTGGAGGCCCCAAGATTATTTTCACATTTTAAAGAATGGGAATTAACAAAACAACCTAAAATAACCAACGCAAACTGGCAAACTATTGCTTCTTGGAAAAGATAGTATGTGAAGCCAAAGGAAGTAAAAATGGAACCAAGCCACACCCCCTGCCCAATGTGCGGACATTCTGAAGATCAAGAACAGGAATATTATATACAAGACAAATTGCAAAGAGCAATTGATAATCTTAAATTCTTAAATTTAGGTTTCTCTATGGCTTTTTTTATGACTGAATATGAGCAAAAAGTCTTTTATCATCGCCAAATTAGAAAATGCAAATTTAAAGAGATCTCAAAATTATTAAATAAATCTGAAGGTTCAGTCAAGATGGCGTGGAAACGCTGTAAATTACGCAGTGACAAGGCTTTAGCAGATTCTGTATTATAAATAGTTTACTTTTTGCCTCATTTATGAGGGGTATTTATACCTTGCTCGTGAAAAAGTAATGAAAAAAAGCACGAAAGACAGAAAAAATAATGCCTTTGCATGATGTAAAATGCTCTAAATGTGGCCACATTCAGGAGCTTTTCTTTCAGCCTGGAGAGAGACCTTCAACATACGCATGCGATTGTTGCGACAGGGTTCAAGATTTTAAACCCTTATTGAGTTCTCCAAGAATTGTAATGGCTGGGGAAAGGCCTATTGAAACGGAATTAGAAAAATCTGCAGCTGATGGTTTATTTTAAATGCCTAATAAGGCAGCAAAAATGCGGAAACGGAAAAAAAGATTGTTAAATATAAAGCTAAAAAGTCAAGGGCGAACTGCTAATCAACATAAAAAATATATAGAAAAAGAAAAGGAAAGGGGTGATCGTGGTCTATTTTAAAAGAAAAGATGGCTCAGTATTCGGTAAAGAAAACCCATCTAAAGAACAAATGGATGCTTACAAAAAAGATGGTTGTAAAGTTTGCGATGCTGATGGAAAACCTGTAAAAGCCAGTAAAAAGAAAGAGAAGTAAATGCCTAAAGGAAAAGGAACTTACGGAAAGAAGGTTGGGAGACCGAAGAAAAAAGGTGTTGGGAAATCGAAAAAGAAAAAGCGATAGCATTAAACTGTGAGTTGGTAGGCTTAAAAAATTTAAAGATCTCCCATAATTGGAGAATTGAATTAGATACTTTTGAGGTGGAGCAGGAGAAAGTAAAAAAATTGGTAGATATGATACAAAAACCTGTAAGTGTCGGCATTGTTTTAATTGAAGAATAAACGCTGAATTAACGTGGATCATAAAAAAAACGGCCAATTTGCTAAAGGAAATAAGCTTGGCAATAGATTTAAAAAGGGCGAAGTGTCAAATCCTAATGGTAGAAGGAATGCGGCCAGGGATATTTTAAATGAAATTCTTGATACTGAAGTTGATGAGAAGACTAAACGTGAAAAGCTTTTAGACAAATTGGTTAGTATGGCCAACAGGGGAAATTTAAACGCTATTAAGGAAGTTTTAGATCGTACAGAAGGCAAATCAACTGAATATATTATTACTGAAGAAGTAAAACCAATAAGGGTTTTGGAATTCGATGATGATATTTTAGATGAAAAGACAGAGGAAAGAAATGGCAAATAGGGAAAAAGAAATAGCGGATATTAAAAAAATGACTAATTATATACAATCAACCCTTGAATACCGAATGGGTGAAAATATATTTGATTTGATAGGCGAAGATATAGAAGCCAAGGGGCTTGTTAGCCCCATACATGGGCATAAATATAAATATAAAGACAAAGTTAAATGAAAAGATAAATGGAAATGAATGGATCTGCTTTTAACAAAAGAGAGGAAAGAGGTTCTAAAACACCCAGCCAGGTTCAAAGTAATTACGGCAGGGCGAAGATTCGGAAAGTCGGTGCTGGGGTTGATGTTTCTTTTAAAAGGGGAAATGTTGCAGGGCGAAAATCGCTGGTACATCAGTCCAACCTACAGGCAAGGCAAACTAACAGTTTGGCCAATACTGAAATCAATTATAAGAATGCAACCAGACTGGAAGATCAACGAAACGGAATTGAGTTGTACTCGATTAGGTGCTACAATTGCGATTAAAGGTTCAGATTCAAGTGACAGCCTCAGGGGTGCAGAATTATCAAGGGTTGTGCTTGACGAATACGCCTATCAAAAAGCAGGGGTGTTTGAAGAAGTGATTTATCCTATGTTAACAACTACCCATGGTAATGCTTTAATGATTGGCACTCCAGATGGTTTTAGCAATAATAATTTCTATGATTATTTTTTGAAAGGACAAGGGGAAGATCCTCAATGGAAGTCTTGGCAATACAAAACTATTGATGGCGGATTTGTCAGTGAAAAAGAATTAGATCTTGCAAAAAGCAATTTAGATGAAAGGGCTTATCGCCAAGAATTTATGGCAAGCTTTGAGACAGCTGCCAATCGTGCCGCATGGGCTTTCAGTAGAGATGAACATGTTAAAATAGCAGATGAAAGCAGTTCGTATTGGGTAATCGGAATTGATTTTAATGTAGATTATATGAGTGCGGTTTTGGCTAATATTTATGGAGATGGCACTGTTCATTATGTAGATGAAATAAGGCAGCATAATAGTTCAACAGAAATGATATGCAAAGAAATGAAAGAGAAATGGCCAAAAGCCAAAGAGTGTTACCCAGATCCTGCAGGTTCAGCAAGAAGCACGACTTCACATCGCAGTGATCATCAAATTTTAAAAGATTATGGATATTCAGTTTATGCAAGGAAAGCCCACCCAAGCCATAGGGATAGATTGAATGCCCTTAACAGAAAATTAAAGGATGCTAATGGTAAAATAAAAATGACCATAGATCCTAAATGTACATATTTAATAAAAGATTTAGAACAAGTTCAGCGAGATAGAAAAGGAGGCATTGATAAGGCTAATATTGAATTGACGCATAGCCTTGATGCCTGCAGTTATTTAATAGAATATAAATGGCCCATAGTTCAAAGAATAGCAACATCAATCCAATGGTAAAAGAACTATGATAGTAGAATCAAAAGATTTTGTAAGAAGTGGATTAAAGGACTTTTTATCCGATATTACAACTGACAGTATAGAGGAAAGATACAGATCCCTTTCTTATTATGAAGGGATGCAGGGAGAAATGGAATCAGACTTGGGCAAATATTTTCCCATAAAGTCTTTAGAAGTTCCATTAATTGTACAAAACATTACATCTAAATTGATTAATGCCAGGGCTATTGGTTATAAAACACCACCAGTTCGGACTAATGAAAAGTATTTAGAAAATGTAAAAGATTTAGATCAAGCAATGCTGACTGCTGAACGCTTAACTTATTTATTAGGTTCGCATTTAATTCGCAGCAGGTTTAATGAAGAAACAAATGTTCTTGAATATGATCAGATAATTGAATTTGAACCTATATTTGAATCAAGAGCAAGAAAACCTTTTGCCTATGTTTATCCAATTTATAACCATGGCCAATCAAGGGAAAATGAAGTTGTATATGCTTATTGGTCTGCTGATGAACATTTTTTAGTACATCAAAACGGAACGATTGAATCGGTCAATGAAGGGAATATTAATCCCTATGGAATTTTACCTTTTACTGTCTGCCATAGGCATCCCTATACAACTGATTTTATTCGCAATGGGGCAAGCGATATTATAAATGCCAATTTAATGATTAATCTTTTGATGACCGAATTAGGCTTGGCTATGAGATTACAAGCTTTAGGTCAGCCAGTTATTTCAGGAATAGATAATGCAAATCAAGTTTCTTTGGGAGTGGACAAGCCGATGGTTCTGCCAGAGGGTGCATCATTTCAATTTGTTAGCCCTGGAGCAAATATTGATTCTTACATCAACGCAGTTAGGTTCTATGTTGATTCGGTTGCTTACAATAATAATCTTAAAGTCAAATGGTCAGTAGGTCGTGAGGCTTTTGTTAGCGGTGAAGCGTTAAAAATGGCAGAGATTGATCTAACGGAAGCTGTTATGTCAGATTATCAAATGATATGGCGAGGGGTAGAGAATAAAAGATTTGAAGTTGATAGGGTTATTTTAGATGCTCACAATATCAGGGTTCCAGATGAATACAGCGTAGATTTTAGTGAACCAAGATTCCCTTTAACTGCTCAAGAAGAAAGAGAACAATGGGCTTGGGAATGGGATAACAATTTATCAACAACTAAAGATTGGTTGAGGAAATATAATCCAGATTTAACTGATGACGAATTAGATGAAATGGTTGCTGAGATAGTTCCTGAACAACCAGAAGCACCAGCAACGTTAGGTAGTTTATTGGGTGAATAATGGCATATAGTTCAGATACATTTGCAAATAAATATGAGGCGGCATTATATAAGATTGCCAGCTTATACCAAAGAACAGTTGATTCTAATGCTGCAACAAATGAATTATTATCAGCAATAGGCAATATTGACTTTAAAAATTTATTTGAAAATGAGCTTGGCTTTAGCAAAGAATTGGATAATGTTGCGTTGTCATATTTAGATGCATTAAGAAATATGGATGGGTTTGCTGATGTAGATGAAACTGTATTGAGGGCTTTAGTCGAAAGCGATTTGAATATTTATAGATCAAAGTTCAATGATACTTATGTTCATATGAAAAGTTTATTTACAGAATCAGTTATTAATGGTTTGCCAAGAGAAGCTTTTGTAGATGCTTTAACCAAAGGGCAACTTGGCGTTTTATCGCCAACTCAGGCCAAGTCTCTTTATACTGATTCAATAGCAAAATTTAATAGAGCAGTAATTAAACAAATGGCGAAAAATGCTCCAGATAATTTAATGTATGTTTTTACAGGCCCAGTAGATAACAGGACTTCAGATGTATGTTTGCAAATTTTAGCAGCTGGGCCAATGACATTAAAGCAAATTGACAATAATTTTCCTGGAACATTTTTAAACGGAGGGCATTTTAATTGCCGACATCAGTTTAGAAGATATACAAGCAAAGAAATGTACAAGGCGAATATAATTGAAAAGCAGTTTGATGAACGAGATCTAACTCAAAGAACGAGTTTATAATGGCAAAGATAAAACCATTAAATAAAACATTTGATATTAAATTAAAAACTTTTGAAGATCTTGCAGATGCTTCAGCAAATGAAGTTATAGACCAAGTGAGGAATAAAAAAGCTATTAAAGGCAAATATTCCCCAGGTTATGCGGCATATAAAAAGAAATTTGGTTATGCTTCTAAGCAAACAGGGTATATTGATTTGACTTTTGATGGTACAACTTTAGATAGTTATATGAGAATACCAGGCGAATCAAATAACGATAAACAAGTTGTGGGGTTTTCTAATAAAGAAGCAGCGAATGTTGCTGTTGGTTGGGCAAAGAAAAAATATAATTTATTCACAACAAAAATTTTAAAAGCTATTGAAAAAATTATTGATAGCAATATTGATAAGAAATTAAAAAAGAATTTTGACCAGGCTTCTGGTCGAATAACCATAACAATATGAAACTCACAAAAGAGGAAATAAATGTCTGAACAAGAAGTCAAAGCTAAAGACGTAAAAAACGAGCAAGTCGCAAATCAAGACGTAAAAACTGAATCCGTATCAAGTAACGAGAAAACTGAAGATTATAGTGTTCCAGGATATCGTTTTAAAGAACTTAACGAAACCAAGAAAAATCTTGAATCTAAAGTATCAGAATTGGAAGCTAAAATTAAAGAAAGAGAAGTTAAGGAAGCTGAAGAAAGAGAAGAATACAGATCTCTTTATGAAGAAGCCAAAGCTGATCGTGATAATTTTAAAGCCGATGCTGAGAAGTTCTACTCAATAGAGCAATCAAGGAAAGACAGGTTGTTGGAATCATTCCCTGAAACTCTCAGAGAAAAAATTTCAAAGTTAGATTCTGAAACCCTGGAAGAAATGAAAACCGAATTTACAAACAAAGTTCCTCAAGTAGATAATAGTGGTGGAGGCGTTTCAGGTGGAAAAAGTTTGGAATGGTCTAAGTTACCCCCAAACGAAAGAAAGAAACACTTTGCCGATATTATGAGGAAGAATAATTAAGGAGTCTTAAATGGCTAACGTAACTCCCACAACTGCTGCGAAGTTTATTCCAGAAGTTTGGAAAGATGCTATTCTTGATTATGCTGAAAGGGCTTTTCGTATAAGAAACCAGGTTACGAATGTATCTGATCTTGTTTCTGGTGATACTGTTCATGTCCCAAGAGTTTCAGAAGAAACTGCTGCTGCAAAATCAGCAGGAACTGCTGTAACTTATTCAGCTAATACTGATGGCGAAGCCTCAATCTCAATAGACCAACATGCCTATGAAGCAAAGAGAATTGATGATATTGTTCGTGTACAAAGTTCATACGATCTATTTTCTCTCTATGCAAAATCAATGGGATATGGTTTGGCAAAAAAGGTTGAGAATTATTTGGCGGTTGATATAATTCAATCTGCTACTGCAAACGATGTTACTCTGTCCTCAGATAACACATTCACTACAGCTCTTGTCCGTTCAGGATTACAGAAGCTACTTGACATTGGTGTTGATTATACTGATGGCGAAACGCATTTTTATGCTTCTCCAGCAGGATATATGAGCCTAATGTCTCTTGGCGAATTTTCTGATTTCCAAGAGCGTGGCCCTGAAGCTGGTGGTGGTGCAGGCCCAAATATTACTGGTCAGCTCGGTTCTATTTATGGAATGCCAGTTTATACCAGTACTGATTGGGATGACGATGGCGGTACAGGCGATGAAACAGCATCAATCTTTACAAAAGATTCTGTTCTATTAGCAATGCAAATGGAACCAAGAGTCCAAAGTGAATATGACATTGATCACTTAGCAACAAGCGTAGTGGCTGATGTTTTATTTGGTGCATCTTTGACACAAGCCGCAGGTACTGCTGCTGGTCAAATTGTTAATTTCAATAATCCTTAATCGGAGAATTGATTAATATGGTTCTGGGGGGTTTTAATTAACCCCCTTGAACTGAAACTTTTATATAGGAAAAAATTATGGCAACAGATTTAACAAACGTAGCTGTCTCTACTGGATATGTTCAATTATTACATATTGATGGTGGAGTTGGAGGATCTGCCACTCGTGTTTACGATGGAGACGGAACTGGCACACCCCTTGAGATTTCTACAACGGAGCTTGTAATTAAAGATGGTTCATTCAATCTTGATGTAGCTTCGCACGATGGTACGAATGGTTTGAAGTTGGGAGGAACTTTAGTTACCACAAGTGCTGCCGAACTTAATTTATTAGATGGAATCACAGCTGGTACAGTTAGTGCTTCTAAATTTTTGCTGGTTGATTCAAATAAAGATCTAACAGGGCTTCGCAATTTAACAGCTACAGGAACAATCCAAGCAGCTAATTTCACAGGAACTGGAAATACGCAGATAGGAGATGCGGCTGCTGATACAGTAGCAATGAATGCTACAATTACAACAAATTTAATTTTTGAAGGCTCAACTGATAACGCTTATGAAACTACATTGGCAATTACAGACCCAACTGCAGATAGAACTTGGACTATTCCAGATGCTACTGACACTTCAGTTGGTAGGGCCACAACAGATACTTTAACAAATAAAACTTTAACTGCCCCAGATATTAATACACCTGATATTGATGGGGGAACAGTAGATGCGATTACTTCTTTAACAGTCGCAAATTCAGTTGATATTGGGAATTATACTTTAACTGCGAATGGCTTAACAATAGACGGAACATTTACTGACGGAACTTTATCAATAGCAAGTGGGTCAATATCAAGTGCTGTAAACGGAACGTTCTCTGGGACTATTCAAGCAGAACAATTAACTACAACTGATGATGCTACAATATCTGACCAACTTTCGGTTGACGGAACTATGACGATTTCAACTGGAAGCATTGTAGATTCTACTGGTACAATAAGTTTTGGGAACGAAAATTTAACAACTACAGGTGTAGGAACTTTTGCCTCTTTAGATATTAGTGGTAATGCTGATATTGACGGCACTATGGAAGCCGATGCCTATACAGTAGATGGCACCGCTTTAAATGAATACATAGCTGATACTGTGGGAGCCATGGTTAGTTCAAATACTGAAACAGGCGTAGCAGTTACATACGAAGATAGTGATAATACTTTAGATTTTGTTTTGGGTTCAGCCCAAACAACTATTACATCTTTATTGGCTACTGATATCAAAATAGGTGAGGACGATCAAACGAAGATTGACTTTGAAACAGCAGATGAAATTCATTTCTATGCTGCCAATGTTGAACAGGTTTATTTAGGCGACAATATATTTGGCCCACAATCAGACAGCGATGTGGATCTTGGCTCATCTTCGGTAAGATGGAAAGATGCCTATGTGGATTCAATTACTGTAACTGGAGAAATTGATGGGGCAAGTTTAGATATATCAGGTAATGCCGATATTGATGGAACACTTGAAGCTGATGCAATCACAGTTGATGGAACGACATTGGCTGAATATATTACAGACCAGGCTGGAGGAATGTTCTCAAGTAATACCGAAAGCGGAATAACTGTAACATTCCAAGATGGTGATAATACAGTTGATCTTTCAGTAGATGCAGCACAAACTGGGATCACCTCGTTATTAGCAACTGATATTAAGATCGGTGAGGACGACCAAACTAAAATAGATTTTGAAGATGCTGATAAAATAAATTTTTATGCTGGGAATGAAAAACAATTAATCCTTGAAGATGGGGCTTTATATCCTGGCTCAGATAATATTATTGATCTTGGTAAATCAGATAATGAATTTAAAGACGCATTTTTTGATGGAACTGTTACAGCAGATGCTTTTGCTGGGCCAATAACTGGTGCGGTAACTGGTAATGCTGATACTGCAACTTTAGCAACTACTGTTACTGTTTCAGATAGTTCAGCAAATACAGATTTTCCAGTCGTATTTCATAATGAATCAAATGGCTTATTAGATGATACTGGTGCTTTAAGATATAATCCAAGCACAGGTGAATTATTAGTTCCAAAACTTACTGTAGCTGGAACTACAACAACTGTTGATACTGTAACAATGAATGCTCAAAATGCGATTGTATTTGAAGGAGCAACTGCTGATTCAAATGAAACAACTTTAAGCATAGTAGATCCTACTGCTGATCATACTCAATATTTAGTTAATCAAGGCGGATATATTCCAGTCTTGGCAGCGGCTACAACAACTGCGATCTCAGCAACTCCAGAAGAAATAAATCTTATTGATGGCGGAACAGCCAGAGGCACAACTGCCGTAGCGTCTGGAGATGGTATTTTAATCAACGATGGCGGAACAATGAGAATGACCAATGTTGATACAGTTTCAACATATTTCTCAAGCCATAATGTTGGTGGTTCAAACATTGTTACTACTGGAGCTTTGAACTCAGGATCTATAACAAGTGGATTCGGAACAATAGATACTGGCTCAAGCAATATAACAACAACTGGTGTTGGTGCTTTTGGATCACTTGATATATCTGGCAATGTAGATGTAGATGGAACTTTAGAGGCTGATGCTTATACTGTAGATGGAACAGCTCTAAACGAATATATTGCAGATACAGTCGGTGCGATGGTCGGATCTAATACTGAAACTGGAATAGCGGTTACTTATGAAGATGGCGATAATACCTTAGACTTTGTTTTAGGAACAACTCAAACAACTGTAACATCAATGCTGAATGCAAGTTTAGTAACTGGTAGGGATGCAGATAACCAAATAAAATTTAGTACAGATGATGAAATAATTTTTAGAGTTGCTGGTGGCGATGGTGTAACAATGAAAGCAAGTGGAGAAATTGAAGCAACTTCCTTAGATATTAGTGGTGCAATAGATGTGGATGGAACAGCCAATCTTGATGTAGTAGATATTGATGGTGCTGTAGATATGGCAAGTACGCTTGGAGTTACTGGAGTTGTAACTGCAAATGCAGGTGTAGTAGTTGATAATATAACAATAGACGGAACAGAAATTGATTTAAGTAGTGGAAATTTAACTATTGATGTAGCTGGATATACTGAGCTAAATAATGATGATAG